ATCTGAATCGCTTCATCACGATTCTGATCATTCTGCAAAAATTGCAATAAAGCATTAGGGTCATGGTCAAACCTTGCCCTAATCTTAGCTGGCAAAGCCATAAAAGCCTCATCAGCGGCTCTAATTTTATTCAAGGCAGAGTGGTAATCACTCACACCACTAAAATCGCCGTATGAAGGCTGTATAGGCGTCTGAGGCAATTGCCCAGTAACGCCAAAACGCTCAACTATAATATTAATATCACATTCATCCTTCATGTGTTGTTGAGCCAAACTCGGGTCTTTACATTCAAGACCAGACTCTTGTGAAACAAGAGCCATATCGTAATTATACGGATTACGAACAAAAACTTTAGTCATATTCATTCCTTAATCAACAGAAAGGCCAAAACGGCCTAATTTACCAACATTAACACCAACTGAAGGAGTATTATCCTTCGTTAACTTACCATAAGCAGCGGCAGAGCCCGCTTTAGAAGCCCAAGCTGATCCAATTTTCATAGCTTGAGGCAATAAATACTCGGTATTACGAGCATTAGCAATAGATGCCCTAGCATAAGCACCTTTAGTTAAAGTATCTTGCATAAGATTCTTATAACGTTCAGGCATCATATTAGACAACTCATACTGCTTAATAGCAGTATCGGCATCTTGATTAAGAGCCTGAGATCCAAGCAAATTCCTTTGCTGATCTTGTAATTCAATCTGAGAAATGGCTGATTCACGATTAATATTTACCTGACGAGCAGTAGAACCAGCAGAAGCAGAAGCTTCACCCACATTAGCAGCAGAACTAGCCTGACTTCCAGTCGGCACAGCTGCACCACCTTGCGAATAAGCAAGCATAGGAGAAAGACCAGCGGCCTTTAAATCCTCAACACGTCTTTGCATAGACGTATTAGCCATATTCTCTTGAAAAGAACGATTTTGCTGAGCTTGCTCAGCATTAAAATCTTGAGAACCCATAGCACCTAAAGCGCCACCAGCCGCAGTTAACCACGGCTGACCAGTTGCAATACCAGCAACTGAAGCAATACCACCAATAGTACTTAAATTCAAACCCATACTAACGCGCTCCGCTTGTTTGCTGACTACTGGTTTCCCAGTAGTCCAGCCATATTACATTAGAAATGATCAATAAGACCAGGAACGCTATACATAGGCATAGGACGAGCCATCTTACAATCAAAAAATGCATCCATTAAGAACTGCTGACCATTGGCAGCAGAACCAACAGCAGTAGTACGATCAATAGGAGGAGTCTCCTGAATAAACGTCGCATTTAAAGTAGGTAGCGACGTAAACTTTTGAGCGTAATGCCATGGGTCAATCGTACCAGCACTTGTAGACTTAAACAAGCCAGTAATCTGACTTGGCTTATAACGGTACTCAGCCCAACGCTCTTGATAACCAAAAACATCATCATCAGTTGATGTACCAGTAACATAAATTTCCTTGTTAAGAACAGCTTGCTCACCCAAATGAGCAAATACAGGGAAATAAAAATCATAACGCGTTTCACGCGACCACATCTTAGAAAGACCTTGCTGATATGTTAAATCAGCACGAACGTTAACTAATCCGATAATGTATCCATGTTCTTGAGCATGATACGTAAAACCGTGTCCACTAGCCAACGCAGTACCCATTGCAGCCAAGTTACCAAGCGGAGTAGCACCACCAGAAATAGAAGTTGCAGACGTCTGAGCAATCGGATTAACGTTAACATAAGTTGAACCTCCACCAATATATTCAGGACGTTGTAAACGATAATCTTGTGGAGTAACACCAAAATGCGCACGTAACAATTCAGTATAACGTGTACCACCACGAGCATCACGCTCTAATAACTTCTGAATTTGGAAAGACTGACGTAACTGATTAATAGTTGCTGACGTTGCAGCACTTAAATCAGCATAAATAGCAGGTAAACCACCAGTAGCAGCAGTACCCTTAGCAAACCAACGACCATCTGTATCTGTAATACCAATTTCAGATGAATAAGTATAAGTTTGCGCTACAGCATTACCTGTCTCATAAACAGTAGAAGGACCATTCTCAAAATCAGCTGAAAGCTTACCAATACCAACAATAGGAGCGGTACTACCAAGAGGTAAAGTAACAGAAGCACCCTTCTGAGGCCAAGGTAAAGCTCCAGTAAAATAATCCTTACGCTTACCACGGCGTAACAAAGCGTAATCAGAAACATCATCACCACTGTCACCAGTATTAACAACAACGGAATTTTGTAAATTCTCGTCTCTAAACCACTCGTTATAAATTAAATTATAAGCTCGTAAAGGCAAAGCATTATGAGTAACAGTATTAGAACCTGTAATCTGACCCGCAGTAGGTAAACCAAAATGGTCAAAAATAGAACCAACGGCATAGCCACCAGCACTTGATGTAATCTGCGGAACAACATAAGAAATAGAATCACCTGGGTTCGCTTGCTCACCCATAAACTTAACCCAATTAGACCAAACTAATCGGTTAGGTACAAAAAAGAAAAAAGTATCCAAATGGAGATTATCCATTACTGGAAACAAAGGCGTTGCCAAACGGGCAAACATAGTAGCCTTAACATTGTGCATATCTCCAGGGAGAACTTCATCACAATAAATAGGAACTAAATAACCGCCATCAAACGTAGTTTTATGAGCGTATTGAGTATCAAAACTAGAACGCGGAATTTCCGCTTTAGGAACCATAGCAAAGCTATGTGAACTTACTGACTTATTACGATGCATAACAATCTCCCGAAGAATTCCGAATGATTCCAAATGGAATCACTCGGCTTAAAAAAACTTACTCACCATCTCGAATCATAATATCTTTAGCACGTGCAATCATTTTAGGAGAACCTAAAAGATCCATACCGCCAGTATTATCATCATAAGTACCTAAATAAAACAACTGAAAATCATCTGGGTGTTTATATAACTGATTATCTTCGCTAGCGCGATTAACTTCGTCCTGAAACTGACGAACAGCAACACCCTCAGATGCAACAAAAGCTGGACGACCATAAGCACCAGCAGCAGTATCTAAAATAGAAACAATAACCATCTTCATAAAAACTCCTTTAAATCTTACGTTTTAAAAGCGATAACTTAGCCAAAGCGACTTTCTCCTTTACAGCCAAACGCTCTAAAGTGTTATCTTCAAAATGTGAGCGACCTTCAAGCTCACGAGCGAATTGTATACCATCAAACTCCTCTGGAAACAATTCTTTAAACTTATTATCATAAAAACGCGGTGGACGGCACTTCTTGCCACGCACCACGACAGAGTCCGTCGTATACACATCGGACATGTACTTATCAAACCAAGCCTGTCCAATACCAGGCTTAAGAGACATCTTATTAAATTCGGGTTTACGTTGTATAACCTCACCCGTCTCTAAATCACAATACTGATAATGCGCTTCAGCATCAACCACTTCGTGTTTGTCATTAACGGTTTTACCGTTAATTTTCTTCATAATATATCGCGCAACATAAGCAGCAGACTCAAAGTTAACATCACCAATAGAACTATAGCCAAACGGCCAAAGCTCTTTAAGTATTTCTGACGTATATAAGATAGACCCAGTCTGCGTTCTTTGGAAAAACTTCTTATCTTGAAAATCAAGACCAAAGATACAAGCATGGAAATGAGGACGATCAAAAGATTCACCATATTCACCAGCCATATAAAAACGAATAGTCTTTCCAGTATAACGCTTTCTCAAGCGTTTCATAAACAACTGAAAATCCTCGTAATGTAAAGAATAATCTTTAGGACAATGCTCAGGAGCATATGTCAAAGTAATAAAACAATTACTAGTATGCATTTGTGCCTCATGCATACAACGAACGGCCCACTGACGTGACCGTTCAAGGCGACAACCAACACACTGACCACAAGGCAATGACAGGGTACGGACTACATCCGCCCCTGGTATTTCCCGCCAAATAATAGACCTGTCAGCGCATTGATAAGCCGTTAACGGCTTATAACACGCCATAACTTAAAGTCTAAAACCGCCGCGTTGCGGCATAGAACGCATATTAATTGCTTTAGTCTTGCTCACGCCACGACGAAATTTCTTCGCTGCACCGTGTTTGCTCATTGGCTTACGATATAAACTCATAACATTGCACTCCGTAGTTAAAAACTGTGGTTTTGGTGTCACCTAGCACAGTTACATCAAGTAGAGTAACTGTGCTGGATCCGACTTACGCCGGATCCTTAGGTGTTTCTACTGCAGAAACGATGGATTCAACCACAGGTTTTCCATCAATAAGACCAATCTGAATCGCTTCATCACGATTCTGATCATTCTGCAAAAATTGCAATAAAGCATTAGGGTCATGGTCAAACCTTGCCCTAATCTTAGCTGGCAAAGCCATAAAAGCCTCATCAGCGGCTCTAATTT